GGGCGTGATATGGGTTGGGCTGGTCAGGGTGCAAGTGTTCAATATCGTTATGCTGGTTCTGGTGAGTGGTTAACAGCGGCATGGGACTTTTACGGCGCTGAGTGGTATGAGTTGCGGCTAGAGAACAACAGCGGCATAGCGAGTTGTGAGACGCGCAATGTCGGCACTGGCCAAGGCGGTTTTCGGCTAAGGGTTGGCGAGTCGGGCAGCCATTCGTTTAACGTGAATCGTTTGGCGCGTGGGCTATACAAACTCGAAATGTATGTCTGGTCGGCTGGGCGTGAGTGGGGTCACAATGAAGTATTTATTTGTATTAATTAAAAATTATGTTTCACGATATTGGAATCAAACCTGCAATCAATTTGGATAACTACTGCAACTCATCCGTGTCATGGGAATTAGCGCTAAAGGCGCAAATGTCAGAATTTGGCCTAAATGTCGAAACCGTAGCTGAAGGCGTGTTGATTTTGATTGACACGCTCAAAAATCACGGTATCGAAATAAAATTAAGCGATGATCGGCATAATCGCGGGGTTTTAGGCGCGTGAGTTAATCAAAACACATGGCAAAGAGTAAAAAATTAAGCGATTTCCGCCAGCAGGCGATGAATGTAAACAAGCACACCGAGCGCGGCATGAAGGCGCTAGAAGCCAGCATGAACGAGGTCGGCTATACCGCGCCGATGATTGCGGCGGCTGATGGTGAGATTATCGCGGGTAGCGCACGGCACGAAACAGCAGCTAATGTTTTTGGTGCCGATGTCGAGCCGGTGATTATTGAGAGTGACGGCAAGCGCCCGATTGTCGTTGTGCGAACTGACATCAAAAACGCTGAGACACGAGCGGCGAAGCGCATCGGCTTGCTCGACAACCGTGTGCAAGAAATCGACCTGAGCTTTGACCCGCTGGTATTGGCGCAACTGTATGCCGAGGACAAGACGCTAACGGCGGGGCTGTGGAGCGACGATGAATTAACGGAATTGCTGAATGAGGCGGCAGGGGTGGCGGCTGGTGACGCTGACGCAGAGCCGCAGATTGACAAAGCCGCAGAGCTGAATAAGGTGTGGCAAGTCAAGGCGGGCGACTTGTGGCAGATCGGCGCTCATCGGTTACTGTGTGGGGATAGCACAAAGCGCGAAGATGTTGAGCGGGTGATGATGGGATCAGATAGTTTTTTTTGCTTTACAGACCCGCCTTACGAAATGCCGCATCAAAATGTTTTGAGCGCTATAGCGGGCTTTAAAAACGTGCTCCTTATGTCGTCGGTTCGGCAGTGCGTTGGCGTGATGAACTCGATAAAACTCGATTTCAAATTTGATCTGGTGTGGAATCAGCATAACCCAAGCTCGATGTTCAATAAGAAAGTTCCGTATTACCTCCACAAGAACATTTTTTATTTTGGTGAAGCGGGCGCGACAATATTTAATTGCGATAACGCAAAAGGCCAATTTTCAGAAAAGGGTTATTACCCATCGATAATTGATGCGCCAAAAAACACAAGTGAGATTCATGTCCTTTCTAAAAATCTGAACGCATTAGTAAAAATGTTGTCGGGTTTTTTGTTTGATGTTGCGTTTGACCCATTTGTAGGGAGCGGCACAACGCTATTGGCGTGCAATAATTTGGGCAAAAAATGTTTTTGCGTTGAATTGAATCCCGACTATTGCGCGGTGATATTGCAGCGCATGAAAGATGCAATAGTCGGGATTGAGATAAAAAAAATTAGTAATGCTGAGTGATACGCAACGGGTTGTGATACCCGCACGGCAAGTAGGGTTGCAAATCTTTTTTTATGTAATGATTAACGTTAAGATTTTGGCAAAGATCAATCATCCGATGGGTGTAATCCGCCCAATCGGTTGTTTTTGTCATCCCAACGTAGTTGACCCTTCCGATTTTGTAAAGATTTACAAAATCGTGCGTTTGTCGCACGATTTCAAGCGATGCGTTTACATCAAGCGTTGGCTCAAGGCTGACCCAAGTAAAAATCCCACGATCATGGAATTTTTTCAGGGTTTCGATTCTGTCGTTAGGAAGTGCCGCGCCTCGTTCCCATTTCAAGCTAAACGAGTCGTCGAGGCTCGTCAGCGTGGAAGCGAATGCGTCGCGGTCTCGCCTAAAAAGGTTAATATCGCGCAGGGCGCGATTCCCCCCTTTCGTGAGCGTGCAGAACGCAAGCCCACTCTCACTAAGCGCCTCAAGCGTTTGGCGGGTGAGTGTTGTGTCTGCGGGATGGTATGGATCAGTCGTAAAGCTGAGCATCACCTGATCGGTGATCCCAGCCGCCTTGTATTTTGTAGCATCCTTTTTGAGGCTTGCCAGAAAATCGGGGCGCTGTGTAGCGCCTTCATCAAAATCAGATCGCTGCATACGCAGCACGTTGGGGACGTAGCAGTAGGCACATTTGTGCCCGCAGCCACGATACGGGTTAGTGGCCAGCGGGGCGTATTCGCCAGCTTGCCCTGCTGGGGCATAAATGTGGGCGCAGCCTTTAACCGCACCATTTTCAATTATCATTTTTATCCTTATCAATCATCGCTCTTATTTGCGATGATATTTCGCTTCTCCGTGATAGAAGCCATTCGATTTGGCTCTGAAAGAGCGTCACGGTCACTCTTTTTAGTTTTTCTGCGCTTGAAATTTCTTTGCGCCCAGAGCCTTTACGCTTTCCTCCGTGTTTTGTCACATCTTGATTATATCACACGCAATCAAGATGTGACAAATAAATGAATTGTATAAAAATGAACACCCAAACGCCGCCAAATACCTCAAATACACCGCCTAAAAAAAGGACTTTCAGGCATTACAAAACTGCTGAGATTGTCGAAGCGTTGAAGGCAACGGGTGGGCTAGTGTATATGGCGGCGCGTAAATTGGGCTGCGACCCAAGCACAATAAACATTCGCGCTAAAGCATCGCCCGAAATCCAATCGGCAATAGACAACGCACGCGGCGATATGCTCGACATGGCAGAGCATGAGCTAAAAAAGGCGGTGCGGGGCGGCGACATGACAGCGGTCATCTTCACTTTGAAAACCATCGGCAAGCATCGCGGGTATGTTGAGCGGGTCGAGCAAACCGGCGCGGGTGGCGGCGCAATAGAAATAAAGGCCACTGATTACCGCGTTGCGGCAAAATCAATCACGAGCGAATGAGTAGGACGCTATACCTACCGCGATTGAGGCCAGATCAGAGCCGCATCGTAAAGCACCCCGCCAAGATCAAAGTTTTGGCGATGGGTAGGCGCTGGGGCAAGACTGTGATGAGTGGCGCGGTTGCATTGGCGGCGGCGGCACATGCCAATAAGGTTGCATGGGTAGCGCCCAGCTATAAACAAACGCGCCCGCTGTGGCGGTGGGCGGTGACGGCTAACGCTGGTGTCGGCACGGTTTCGCGCACCGAGCGAATGATTGATTTTGGGCGCGGCTTCTTGGGCATCTACACCGGCGACAACCCCGACTCTATGCGCGGCGAATCGTTTAACCTGTTGATTATTGACGAGGCTGCAAAAATAAAAGACGAGGTATGGACGGACATTTTGCAACCAACGCTTGCCGATTACGACGGCGAAGCGATACTCATTAGCACCCCGCACGGGCGTAATTGGTTTTGGCGCGAATGGCAACGCGGCAAAAATGGCGCAAATGGTTACGCTTCATTTTCTGCCCCTAGTGCCGACAACCCGAACACGAACATCAAACGGGCGGCTGAATTGGCGCGTGAGCGCGTGAGTGAGCGCACCTACCGGCAGGAATGGCTCGCCGAATTTGTCGAGGATGGCGGCGGGGTATTTCGGGCGGTGCGTGAGCGGACGACTGCGGCCCCACTGCAAAGGCCAGTCGAAAACTGCACCTATGTCGCTGGGCTTGATTGGGCGTTAAGCCATGACTACACAGTGCTAACCGTGATGGACGCGACCAATAAGCGCGAGGTTTGGCAAGAGCGATTCACCGGCATCGAATACGGGATGCAGCGCCAGCGTATTGCGGCGGTGTGCCATCGGTTCGGGGTGTCGTCAGTTTTGGCAGAGCAAAACGCAATGGGCAAGCCAAACAACGACGAACTTCGGCGCATGGGGCTGCCGGTTCGTGATTTCACGACGACGGCAACGACGAAGGCCGATCTCATCGAATCGCTCGCGGCGGCATTTGACCACCGCGAAATCGAGATTTTGCGCGATGAAGTGACGGTCGGCGAGCTTGAGAGCTATGAAAGCAAGCGCACGGCAAACGGCGGGGTGCAATATAACGCGCCCGAAGGGATGCACGACGACACTGTGATGAGTTTGGCGCTGGCGTGGATGGCCTGCGAGAGTGGCGACGATATCGGCGGTAGCCCATTGGCGGGTTATAGAGGTTAAAAAAATGGGAGTGTTAAACAGGATTATGGCTGCGATTAAGGCATTCAAAGAGGAATTGACGATGAGCGGCGAGGCGGATATTAACGGCCTCGGCGATTTTGGCACATGGGAAGCGCGGCGATTGCGCTACGAAATGGCGTGGGCGTTTTACGAAAATAACGTGTATAGAAATATTCACACGTGGGCACCGCGCATGAAAGCCGATTATGGGCTTTACAAGCACACGCGCAATATCTACAACCCGACATATCGCATCGTGTCGTTTTACCGCCAGCATGTTTATGGCGGGGCGCTCGACATGGCGGCGGGTGATGGAAGCTTGGTTCCAAGCGCGATTCCAATCACGACAGAGAACGACAATCTGCGGCTGGCTATTTCGCGGTTGTGGAAAGACAGCAATTGGGAGAGTGAAAAGTCAATTTTGGCGCAGTGGGGCGCGTGTTTTGGCGATGTGCTGCTGCGCGTCATTGACGACACCTCACGCCAAAAGGTGCAGCTAAAAACAGTGCATCCGGCGACGATTAAATCATTAACGCTGGACGCGGTGAACAACGTGCGCGGGTATGAGATCGAATACAAGCGATCTGACGAGAGAGGCATTGAATTTGACTACAGCGAAACTGTTGAGCGTGACGGCGAAAATGTTGTGTATACCACTCGCAAAAACGGGCATTTGTTTGCATACCCAGAAAATGCGGCTAACGGTGCGCCTGTTGCCCAATGGCGTGAGCCTTACGGGTTTGTGCCATTGGTTTTAATCCGGCATAATCATGTCGGGCTAGATTGGGGCTGGGCTGAAACACATCCGGCACTGTCAAAATTCCGTGAGGTAGATGATGTGGCCAGCAAGGTTAGCGACCAAATCCGCAAAATGGTAGATTCGCCTTGGTTGTTCAGCGGCGTTCAGAAGCCGACAACAGCGACGACGACACGAGGCCGGACGGCGACGATTGACAACCCAGACCCAAGCCGCGAAGAAGTGCCGGTGATTTACGCCAACGACCCCAATGCCAAGGCTCAGGCGTTGGTATCGCCGCTGGACATTGCAAGCGCGTTGCAACATGTCGGCAATATGCTGGCGGAGCTTGAGCGCGAATTCCCAGAATTGCAGATGGACATTTGGAATAGTGGCGGCGACACAAGCGGGCGGGCGTTGCGATTGGCACGGCAGCGCGTGACTCAGAAGGTGATTGATCGCCGCGCGGGTTACGACAGTGGCTTAACTCGTGCGATGCAAATGGCAGTGAGTATCGGCGGTTATCGTGGGTATGATGGATACGCGGGGTTCGATCTTGACAGTTTTAAACGCGGTGACATGGAGATGAGCATCGCCAGCCGCCCCGTTTTTGAAGTTGACAAGTTTGAGAAACTCGAAGAATCTAAGCTGTTTTGGGAAACGGCAAGCACTGCGATTAAGGCCGGTATGCCGTTGTTGGTGTATCTCAAAAATGAAGGTTGGAGTGATGAAAAAATAGGCGCGATCACTAAATCGGCTGAATATGTTTCGCGGTTGGCGCTACTTGGTGACATGGGAGGTAATCAAGGGGCATGAGCAAAGCGCACGAGCAGGCGATCAAAAACGCGCTTGACACAAGTGACGACATTGACACCCTATTTGCAAAAATGGGGAGCGCCGCGCATCCACGCGGGGCGGTTGTGGCGCTTTATCGCTCGGCGGTGCGTGAAATTGATCAGAATTTAGATAACCCAACGGCGGTGCGCGAAATATTGCAATCGTTGCGAACACGGCTAATCATGGCTTATACGCAATTGCTTAATGACGCGGCAAGCGCTGGCGCGGCTCGCGGAGAGCGCGATATCATAATCACGGATTTGGCCCAAGCCGGAACGCCTGACGCAAACCCGTCCAACATCGTGCAATCGGCCCGGGCGGCAATTGAGGCGGTAGTTGATTCGCAGATCAAGCAAATTTACGCTCAGATCAACATGGGCGCAGACAAGGCGGTGATTATTGGCGATGAGGGGCGGGTTGGGCTACTCTCGCCAGCGGTGGCACTGCGTGAGGGTCGGCGGCTCATTGCGACGGTGGTCAATCGCTCAAAAAACGAGCGGCTTATTGCGGCGGCAACGAGTGGGCTGGGTGATATTTTTGGCGGCATTGCGTTGCCATCTACAAGCCAACTGGCGCGGGTGGAGGTTTATAAACGCCAAGCCATTGCTGCAATTGACGAGCGGACGACAGACTGCTGCCTGAGAGTTAACGGGCAGATCGTCGGGCTTGATGAGATGTTTAAGTTAACTGGCACTCCGAGGTTTGCGGACAAACTGACGGATCCGCCATTTCATGACGCTTGCCGCACGTCCGTTGCACTTATTCACGAGGATGACGTTGACGACAAACTAACGCGAGAGATACGCGAAGCGTCGCAGGCGGAAATCAAAGCACGAGAGGACGGCAGCCGCGTTGAAATTAATCCGGCTGACGCAAGGTCAAGGCGGTAACATGGCAAACGACACTACGGAACGAGATTTCATGATGGTTATCAGGCAGGCCGCGCTGATGGTGAGCGCCCATATCGGGCGCAATCGGTCGGCGCTCGGCGATTTGGCAACAGCCATAGACGCGGGGCTGGTCGTTATCATCCAGTGGGTAGAATGGAAGTATGACGTTAAGCGCCCCAAAATGAGGCAGTAAAAAACTGATACAATACACATCAACAGGTAGCAGTCGCTAACAGCGCCCGCTTTGATGCCAGAAATGGTATTGAAGCGGGCGTTTTTATTATTCGCGTGATGCGATAAGGATTATCCGAGATGGATGCAATAACAAAGCCAGATTTGCCAGATGGCAATCAGGAAACAACAGTAAAAAAAACGCCAACAGTTGATGAAGTAGTCGCAGAGCTAGAGGCCACGCGCAAGGCATTAAAGCAAGCCAACGCCGAAGCCGCAGAGCGCCGCAAAAAGTTGGATGCAATTGAGGCCGAGGAAGCGAAACGCAACGAGGCCAGCATGAGCGAACTAGACAAGGCAAAAAAGAACGCTGAGAAATTAGCGAGTGATAACGCCGAACTAGGCAAGCGCTTGCAAACCATCCAAATACAAGCGGCAATTGAGCGCGAAGCAAGCGCGTTAGGGTTCGCCGATATTCAAGATGCCTTCACGCTAGTTGCACGATCTGAAATCGTGATCGACGGCGACACGGTGAAGGGCGCAAAAGAGGCGGTAGCAGCATTGGCAAAGGCCAAGCCCTACCTACTCAAGTCGGCAACAGTAGCGCAGACCGGCACGGCTGGCAAGCCAAGCACGAGGACGATAGGCGCAGCGGCAACAACTCAACCAGTGGCAACGGGAGTGAGATTTTAGAAAATGGCTGATATTACAGTAACCGCCGCACAGGTGGCGGCAGTTTATCCGCTCAAGGCGGAGATTTTTAACGGAATTGCGACTGAGAGCATTACAGCGGGGCAAGCCCTGTATATGACCTCGGCGGGCAAATATGGCATTGCCGATGCAAACGCATCAGGCAAACAACAATTTCGTGGCATCGCTTTAAGCGCCGCTGGCGCAGGGCAAGCCGTGAACGTGTTGCGGCGTGGGCATGTCGCAGGGTTCACCCTCGGCACTTATGATTCGTTGGTGTATCTCAGTGATACCGCTGGCGTTTTGGGTGACGCGGCTGGCACGATGTCGGTAAAGGTTGGGCGCGTGGACTCTATTAGTGACACATCGCTTACAAAAGTGTTGTTTGTCGACGTGAATTTGACGACTGTTTGGTCATAAGGAGGACTAGAAAATGAGTGGTATCGCAGGTATTTTAGGTATTGCAGATTCTAGTCGGGTCTATGCCAATACGGTCGGGCAGCGCGTAGTTTATGACGCTGTAACGCAACTATTAAGCCAATATAACGCCGATGTCGCCGCGCAAACTCGTGTGTTTGTTGGCGAAACAACCCCGCTATTTCAAGAGCGCTACGCCCTGCCCGGTGGCGGACGGTTGCAGCGTTTGGGCAACCAAGCGCCCAGCGCAGCCGTTAAACGAACCGGCAAATGGGACGTGGCATACCCGCTTGAAAGTTTTGGCGCTGCTCAGGGTAGCAACCGCGTCGAATATGCTTATCTGACGGTTGGCGATGTTGATAGCGCGGTTCAAACAATTGTCACGCAGGACATTAACACACGCCGCCACGAGATGCTAAAAGCATTGCTCAACAACACGGCGCGAACGTTTGTGGATCCGCTAAACGGGTCGCTGTCAATTCAGCCGCTGGCAAACGGTGACTCGGTTGTATACCCGCCCGTTTTGGGCAGCGAAACCGAAGCGACTGACGATCATTACATCGTCAGCGCTTACGCCGCCGCTGACGTGAGCGACACCAACAACCCGCTGATCACGGGGCGCGATGAACTCGAAGAGCATTTTGGCACGCCAACAGGCGGCGGGCAAATTGTTTCGTTTATCAACAATGCCCAAGTTGCCAAAATCAAAGCGCTGGCCGAATTTACCAGCGTCACCGACATGGCGATTACCCCCGGGTCGAATACTGATCGGGTAAACATGCTGCCAAATGTGCCGGGTCGAATTCTCGGACGCACCGATAGCGGCGTATGGGTTTCGGAATGGCGTTGGGTTCCAAGCGGTTACATTGTTAATGTATCGCTTGACGCGCCCCCGCCCTTAAAGATGCGCGTTGACCCCGCCGATACCGGCCTCGGTTCTGGCTTGCAATTGGTGGCTGAGGACGAACTCAACCCATTGCGCGTCGCGTATTGGGAAAACCGCTTCGGCATTGGGTGCGCAAACCGTCTGAACGGCGTTGTGATTCAACTCAAAGCAAGCGGCTCATACGACATTCCAAGCGGCTATTCATAAAAAATTGGCGCGATTAACTCGCGCCAATTTTTAACATCATGGCAACACGAGCGCAAATCGAAGTAACCCTAATAGCCCGATGCGGCAAGATTCTTACCGCATGTGGGCTTGACGGTGTAACCGTAGACGGCACCAACGCCAGCCTGACCGACCCGCTAGGCTGGGCGTTGCGCTCGCTCGATGTCGCCCCCGCGACCTACGGCACAGTGACGAGCGCAGAGGTTGCAGCCGTCACCGCTGATGAGATTGACAAACTGCTGGACCTTGCCGAACTGAAAGCGCTTGAGAACGCGCTCGGCAATTTTGACGCGGTCGATATCTCGGTAGGCGCTCGGAGTGAAAGCTACGACCAGATACGCACGGGGCTTGAGCGCACGTTAGACCGCAAGCAAAAAGCGGTTGAACGTAGGTATGGCATTGGGCTTGGCACGATTGAGGGCGGTGTAATCGCCCTTGATTTTGCGCAAAAAGGTGACGAATGAGCGCAACATTTGCAAGACGCTTGACTGTGACGGCCTCAACAAAGCGGCTGCCAGTGGTGAGCGGCGGCAAACGTGGCGCGGCAACGACTCACCTATCGGAACTCAAATGCACCCCGCTCGACCCGCTCACGGCTGAGATATCGCAACGTGTGGCACTAAACACGCCACATGAAACACTGCAAACGTTTTGCGGTAGCGGTGACGTGCGTGAGGGTGATATTTTGGTAGTCGGCAGCAGTGAATACCCAATTAAAGCCGTTGAGGATTGGACAGAATTTCGCGGCGTGACTTTTCGCGTGTTGGTGGTCGAGGATTTGAAGAAATGATCAAGGCCAATATCAAAGGACTGCAACAGGCACAAGCCGCCAATAACCGCCGCATTGCGGAGCTAAAACCGCAAGGCGCGGCGGGGCAAGCGCTTCGACGCGCTGGGCAAATGATCGTCCGCTATGTCATCGCCATTACCCACGTTGACACGGGCGCGTTACGCGCAAGTCATCGGCTTGAAATTAACGGGCTACGAGGGCGAATCTACATTGACCCTAGCGCGAGAAACCCGCGAACAGGGGCGCTTACTTCGGTTTATGGCGCTATCGAACATGCACGAGGCGGAAAACATGCGTTTTACACTCGCACCAAAAACGAGTATGGGCCAGAAGTGGTAAGGGCGGTAAAGACTTACGTTGGCGGGGCAATGAAATGAGCGTGCCAAATCGTAAGGCGACCCGCGAAGCATTTGCCGCGCTGCTCACTACAGCGCTGGTGAATAGCAACCTGTGCCAAGCGGTATACGCTTATCAGCCCGCTGATTTCGGCGGGCAGTCGCCCGTTGCAACCGTAAGCGCCTTGGGCAGCGAGAGAGTAAGACGCACACAGCGCGGCTCAGAAAATACGTTTTATTTCTCGGTGCATGTGTTTGCTCTGTATTCTGATCGCGGCGATTGGGACGAGTTGGACGCGGAAAACGCGATTGACAACATTGAGCAAGCGATAGCCAAAACGGTAGATGACAACGCGGCTACCAGTTGGGCGAATTTAACAATTGATGACAGAACAGCAGCCGACAGCGTAGAAGTTGGCGGCAATGAATATAGAAGGGAGATTATCGTCGTCAAGGCGGTAGTTTTTGATAAGAGGTAAATAGATGGCAAGTTTTATCGGAAATGCCGTAAAAATTACGGTGATGACCACAGCAGGCGGCTCGACTGTTGATTTCGAGTTTACCGCTTTTGCGCGTGAAGCTGAAATCACAGAGGATATCGACGCGGTGGAAACAACGCACTACGGCGCTACGGCGCGGGGCTATATCCCCGGCCTGAGTGAAGGCACGTTCTCGTTCACAGTTGATCACGACACCGGCACGTTGTCGACATCGCCGCAGAAGAATTTGCGCGATATCCACCGCGAAATTCGGGGCTGGAAAGTCGAGCCGCTTGGCACAGGCGTAGGCAAACAGGAATACACGTTTGATGCGTTTTTGACTAGCGCACCAATCACTTTAAGTTTTGACGACGTTGTAGCAAGCGCCTGTGAATTGCAAATCACTGGCCCCATCACTCACGGAACTCAAGCGTAAAACATATGGCTAAATACATTCACGGCAAACCTAAAACAGAGCGCGTTCATGGTATCGGCGAATACTCCGAAGAGTGGGTCGATGTTCGTCGCCTGACGTGGGCTGATATGGCGCAACTAGAACGCCGGTCGGCTGAGTTCAAGCAAACGCCCAACGCATTATTC